TTAGTTCAATAAAAGGCTGTGTAAAGCTTTTTATATTTGATAGCTTAGTTAAAGGTTGTAATGCTTCTTGTCTAGCGTTTGCTGATAACTTTTCAAATAAACCACTACCAGTAGACTTGCTTACGTTCTTTGTTAAATCACCAAGAAAGTCTTGGCTTTTCATAAAATCTTTTTCTTCTGCCATAATTATTGTTTAAAACGGATCGCCTGAGCCTTTTTTACCAAAAAATAATTCATCTGTATTAATGCCTCCGCTAGCTACACCGCCAGCTATTGTACTACCTAAATTACCTAGTGAAGAGCTAAACTGTGATTGAGCTGTGTTGTACGCTTGGCTAGTACCTGTTTGTCTATCAGCTGCTAAACCATACAAGCTAGCTATTCTATCCTGTTCTTGCTGCTGAACGTACATGTCACCTTTTCTTTGAAGCATATCTGTTTGATAAGCACCTTGACGTTGTAGCATGTCTATTCTTTGAGCGTCTTGTCTTTGCAGTGAGTCTATTCTACTAGCTTCGCCTCTACGTCTTGCTTCGCTAGCTTGTTCTTGTCTACCAATATCTATAGAAGCTCGTCTTGCTTGTTCAGTGCCAATGTTAGCTACTTGTTGTGCTAAACCAGCTACACCGCTACCGCCAGCTACGCCTCTTAAATTACTTAGTATATTAGCTTGTTGTTGTTGTGATTGCTCACGCATAAAATCTGCTGCTTGAGTATTTACTTGTGGCTCTTCAAATACGTTTTCCATACCTGTAAACTGACTTTGTATGCCTTCGTATGGATTTGTTATTCCTTCGTATGGATTTGTAAACTCAATAGCGTTGTAAGCTTCTCTAGCTTCTGCTAATCTTTCTCTTGCTTCAGCATCTCTACGTCTAGAGTCTTTTCTAGCTTTACCAGCGCCGAACAGTCCTAGTACAGAAGATCCTAAGCTTATTGCTGTTATCGGATCTATTACTTTAAACGGACTTATTTTTTTTAAACCTACTATTGCCATATTATTAAATTTATGTATTAATAGTTACATTTTTGACTTGTTATTTACTACTTTCTGATACCTCTGCAGATACAGAAAACAATTTACCTTTATTATCAGAGTCTAACTCTAGCTTAACTCTAGCGTAATAGCCTTTTAAACCTGATGTGTTTACTTTGTTGTTTTTTACAAACATTAAAAAATCACCTTCTTGAGGTTGAGCTTCAGTTTCAACTGTAGTTATTGTTGATCCGCTAATGTTAGTTACCTCGCCAATTAATGTAGGATCGTCAACACTGTTAGATATTGGTCCTTCACCGTTTAACGGCGCATAGTATAATATGTCACCTACTTGAAGCGAGTCGTTTATTTTTATATTTTCGTTTAATTCAATTATCATGATACTGTACCTGGAGTTATTAGGCCGTCAATAGCCACGTTTATTGTTTTGCTAGTTGAAGGAAACTGTGTAACTGTTAATTGTGCTGCTAAAGTTGCTGCTGTTGTTAATGTTTGTTTTCCACCGCTTGCTGAAGTAAAAGTTAATAGTGTACCTACGCTTAGCGTTTGTGAAACATCGCAAGTAATAACACCGTCACCATCAGCTCCACTAGGATCTGGAGTGACAACATTTACGTTATTAGTGCTAGAGTTATCAACACCTAAACCGTTAAAAATAGCTACACTACCACCTGGTATTCCTTGAGTTTTAGTCACATTAATAGTAGTTCCAGATCCTCCAGATCTAACATTTGTAGTTACTTGTGATGTACCTGGATCTATAGAGCTTGAATTTAAAGTAATACTAGCGCCTATAGCAGATGAAGCTAAAGATAAACCAATTGCTTTTAACGTCATAGTTTCTCCGTCTTCAAAAGCAACGCTAGTACTGAATGTTACTTGCTTAAGCTCAGTGTCTATAGCTTGTATTACAGTGGTAGAAGAAGGAGCTGTAGTGCCTTTGTGAAAAACTAAACGCATACCTACAACTAAGTCTGTTACGTCTGATAGTATAGCTCTAGCACCTGCTACGCCATCGCCGCTAGGATTACTAGATATAGTTTTTGTTGTTTGAAAGCTAAAGCTTGAATCTTGTAGGCTTGCTCTTGAAAATACAAGCAGCCCTTGACTGTTAGCATCTGTAGTAGCATTGCTTATAGTTCCTGATATGTTAACTATTTTTGAAGTTGGTGCAGCAGAAGATCCTGTAACTGTAGTGTTAGCTATAACTGGATCAGAAGCGTATTTAGCTGTATTATCTGTAACAACAGCAAATGTTAGTGTAGAGTCAGATATAGATCCTATTGCTTGAATATAAACACCTCCATCTACTACAGTATCTGTGTAAGGCTTTGGATTAATAATAATAAAATAATTTACAGAAGTTGCTGCTGGAAAGTGTATAAGCTTTGAAAAGCTAGTACTTTTTAAATTAACTTCTAATTTGTTTTTAGTACCAAAACTAGAGTCAAAGCTACTAGTAACAAAGTTGTAAAACTTATTGGTACTACTAACAATTTGTACTGTTACTTGAGCGCCAACTTCACCTTCTATAGATAAAGATCTATTTTCACCAGCAGCGTTTAGATCAGTAGTTAGTATTGATATGTTATTTATATTTGCCATTTATTATTCGTCTACAATAATTTCATCGTACTCAACACTAGCGATAACACCTAAGCCTTGCACATTTAAACTTCCTATATCATCTGAGTTTGTATTATCAAAAGAACCTCCTCTTATGTAGTTATAGTATTTACCTTCTTTTTTAATAAATTCTGGTATAGAACCTTTTTGTAAGTCAGTAATTATATTTGAAACAAACCAACCATCACTACTATTTAAGTTGTCGTAACTTACATCATTAGCGCCGTCAGCGTGCTCTACATAACCGTTTCTTCTTCCTGCACTACCTTCATAAGACAGTGTTTTAAAATCTTTCACTACAGGCGTAGAGTCATTAAATATAAAATCAATAAAAGAATTAACTCTTTCTATATCATAGAAAACATTAGTGTTATCTTCATCTTGATGATGCTTATATATTGATCCATTATAAAACGTATAATAATCACTACCTAAGCTTACACCGCTTTCTGGCACAAAAGATTTAAAACTAATCCAGCCTTTAGCCTGTTCGCTATAGCTTAATGTCTTTGCTTCAAAGTCTTCATTTACAACAGCTTCATCTTCAGTATAACCTGCTTTTATTGTTAAATTGTACTCTTGTTTATCTTCATCGTAAGTACCTAAGCATGCAATATTATTATCGGCTAAGTTGTCACCAAACCAGTCTTTCATACCAGCATCTGATATTGGAGTAATTCCGTCCATTGATAATCTTAACACAGCTCGTCTTTGCTTGTCTGTAAAATAAGCTCTATATGATTCGCTAGCAAAAGACTCAGGATTTTTAGATATACCAAACTCACCAACAAAAGGAGTTACTTGACCAAGAACTCTGTCGTTAGCAACTAACTGAGGGTTACCATCAGCGTTGAATATAGCGTCTTTGTTGCTAATTACTTTAACAACTCTGTCTTCGCAAAACACTACTAAGTTAGTCTGTCGTTGAAACAACTTTTGTATACTACCGTAAGTAGGGTTTAAGTCTTTAGTTATTTTCTGAGCTTGTATAAATTGATTTAAGTTGTTAACACCTGAGTTAGAACTGTATAATCCAGAGAATATTAAGCCATGCTCTCTTGTTTCTTCTTTGTAAGGCTCATCTAGCGTAGTAGATGCTCTAGCGCCTGTTCTTATAGAAACTCCGTTAAAATCATCTCTAACAGTGTTAGATTCTATACCGTTACCAAAAGCAAATACATTATAAAAATTAGAGTAGTAAGGTAAAGTTGTAGAAATTTTTATTTTAAAAGATGCTAGATTACCGTAGCTACCTGATCCTCCTCCGTCGATGTAGTAATTAGGATTATCTGCAGGTTGACTAATTTGACTTGATATTATTTCAGCATGAACAACACTACCGTCAGCTCTAGTTATAGCAAATATTTTACCTGCGTAATCTAATATTGTAGCTCCGTCGACTGGATCAAAGTAGTTAAATCCATGTTCTTCGTTGTTTAGCCCTCTAAGAGCAATTGTTACATCTCCTTCATTATTAACACGACATTGGCGAAGATACCTTTGAGCAGGCAACTCAATACCATCAACAGCTTTATCAAAGTCTAATATTTCAACTTTAGATCCTATTGGAAATACAATATCTTTATTTTCGTCTTTTATTTCTACAGGTATAGCGTCACTAATCTCGTAGTAAATATCTAAATCAGCTGATTTTTCAGGCTCTGTTTCAAACAAAGCTTTATTAGTACTAGCGTCACTAGAAAAAGATTTAGAACTTTCTTCTATAAACTCAAACAAGCTACCGCTACTATCAACATCAAAAGTAGTGTCAGTCTGACTTAAAGGTTTAAAGCCATTAGAAGCTTGAGGGTTTTTATCTAGTTTTAAAGCGTAAACTATACGTCTATTAGATCTAGCGCCAAAAGCTTCTAGCTTATCTAATAAAGTAGTGAACAATGGATTGTTTTCAGTTGTATTACCATCTTCAGCCCAAGCCATCACAGCTTCTTCTACGCTATCACTTCCGTTAACATAACTTGAAGTAGTGTTATCCCACTCTTTCCTTATACGCCACGGCGTGTGGTTGTATACGTGTTTTACTTTAACGCCTAATATAGTATACACTTCTTCGTTTTCATCTACAGAAAATCTAAACTTTTTGCCGGCAACTAAATTGCTAACCATCTCCTGCACACCTTGTACGTCTTGAGCCCCATAAGTAGGATCAAACTGTCTTTCGTGTTGAGTTTGATAGTCTGAATCGTAACCAAGTACACTAAAATTATTTGCCTGAGGATTTCCACCTATTGGTGGTAACAAAGTAGCTACATTAGCATTAGTATAGCTACCTTCCATTTCTACAAAACCTGTTTCATTTCCGTGGTTAAAAGCACCACCACCCCATATACCTTGAAGATATTCTGCTATAGATCCAAGACCTCTATACGGTATATTATCAGGATAACTATTTGCTCTTGTGAATAAATCTACACCAGGTCCTAAAAACGAAACGTGCATATAATAACCACCAAGATCATAGTCATTTGCTAAATCATTAACTCTATCGCTTCCGTATATTGTGCTATTAGACCATGCTCTTCCACCATTACCGTCTGCTACGCCACTAACAGGATTAACGTAATAATCACCATCAGCTTGTATAATAGGCTCTATACCGTTTACATACCAATCAACTTCATCATCAGCATCAACAGCAAAAGCTGTATAAGTACGCGCGTCCATAGCGTCAGTATCGTAATCAACGTCTGTGCCTACGCCTGTATTATACTCGCTTGATGCATCTAAACCATCTAAAACCCAACCGTACGTTGGAAAACTAAAGTTAAAACCATGCGATATATACGTCCATCTTAGCTTTGGATAACGAATAATAGGACTACCTGCCCAACCTTGACCTGACTCTCTAGCATATAAAGTTGAAGAAGGATTAGAAGCAGCCATGTACATGCCGTCAATGAAAAACTTACCTTGGCTACTGCCAAAACCTAAGTTAGCATTTAACATGTCATCCCACTTTGCTTTAGTGTTTGTTAAGCCTGCGTTGCCATGTATGATTTCAGGAGTTCCAATCACTCCGTCGTAATAGTTGGTGTTAATTTCACTGTAATATTGAACATTACTATTAGCTGTAGTGCTAGCGCTAGCGTCAGCTGGATCTAACCATAGATAAACTTTTTCAGAGCTAAGTATTTTATCTGAAGCTTCTAGCTGCAAAGGCTCGTTTACAAGTTGAGACTTTATTAAATCATCTGCAGCTATTTTAACAAAGAAATGTCCAGAAAAGTTTTCATCTGAATACCTATCTTTTCTTTGTATTTTAAAATTAAGAGCTGCAGGCATAGTAGCCGTAGCGCCTAAAATCCCATCAGCATCTACTCCATCGCTGTTAGCTATTAAAGCGTCTTGCAATTGTATTACCTCACTTAACCTAATAATATAATTAGCATCTAAACCTACTCTTACATTTGTTACTTTGTATCTTTTAGACTGCAAGCCACCTAAAGACCAAGATACATAAAGATTTTCTACTTTATTTGATGACTCTGTTACTCCGCCTTCGCTATTAGTTAAAGCAGCTCCATCTGTACCAACAGCTTGCCACTCATTTTTACGAATCATTATAGTGTCTGTTTGTTGATCTATACGTTGTAAGTCACCTTCGTTAGTTGGATCTTGAGGAAAAATACCAGTGTCATCAGCGGTTAAGCGATTAGAAGTATTATTAACTGATCCAAGATCGTAGAACTTGTAAGATATTGCTTCTGGAGCTTCGTTACTTATGTCTAATACTTTATACTTGTTGTCTTCGCTTACCCTAAAAGGTATAGGCTCTAGCATTACTGTTTTTAAAACAATGTAGTCGTCAACAGATATTTTAGATCTATCTTTTGAAGGAAAAGAAAGGTAAACGTGATCTTCTTCGTTTTCAAACTGACTATGTGAAAATGGCACGTAAACTCTTTGATTTAACAAATTGTAATATTGACCTGAAGATTCTTTTATATAAAACTTATAATAATGAGCCCAAGAAGGAATATCAGAATTAACTTTTATAGAAGTTTTAAAACTTACTTCGCTAGTATAGTTTTGAAGAGTTTTAAATCCACCTTCTGTAGAAGTAAATATAGGTGTTTCTCTTCCGTAAGCGTCACCAAATAGCATACCTACTTGATAGCTTCTATTTGACTTTAATGATTTAACAGGTTTGTCTTGATTTTCATAGTAGTATGGATATACTGTAGCATCTAAATCTACAGAATCTACATCATAGTTTTGTGTGTAATTACCATAAACTATTCTATTACCAACAACTTCTTGCGCTAAAGCTTTTTTAGGTACATTGTCAAAAGGTCTTAGCAATTGATCTTCTGCTATTGCAGTAAAAACATTTTCACTTTTTATAGTATAGCTACCTGAAGTTACAAGGTACGTGTCATCAAAACCTATATCGTCTAGATAACTTCCTATAGCGCTCCAACTTGAGTCTATTTTTTTAATTTTTGCTATAGAATATACTACGTTAGAGTCTTCTGTTTTGTATAATATTTCTACTTCTACGACATCAGCAGGCGTGCTAGCGTCTACAAAACCATAAACCTCTATTGATTTAATGTAGTTTAACATAGCAGTATTATACGACTCTGAAGTATCGTAAAAACTGTAGTTGTTATAGTCGTCAATATATTCTGCGTTAAACACTGGCTGAGTAAACGGACTAAAAGCAGACAACTGATTATCTTCGTACTTATACCTAACACAAAACCTAGGTATTTGTCTTTGAAATATAGAAGACTTTTCATCACCTTTAGAAGAGATTACTTTTATTTGAGGAGCTCTAAGAGGTTTTTTCTTTATAACAGTTAAGTGCTCTTCTTTTAAAAAACCGTAGTTTACACCGTCAAGAAAAAGTCTTGAGTGATGATTATCGCTTTGAGGATTATTTTGTAAACCTGAATAGTTTTTAGTTAAATCTATTTTTTTAGGCTCATTGTCACCATCTGACCAAAACAAGTAATTATCTATAATATTTATAGCAGTTATTTGTCTTCCAGTAAAATTTAAAAAAGGATCTAAAATAAGTGGATTTCCGTCACCGTCTTCTAAATCAGGCGTTCTACTTAAGTCAACAGCTACAAAAGTAGCATAGTCAGCTTTAACATCGTATTTAACTATAAAGTCTCTAGTAATAGATTTAACAAAGTAATATATACAGTCTGTTAAAGTATCTTCAATACTACCTATACAAACTGACGTATCGTCATAAGCGCCTATAGCAGAAAGAGCTTTAGTTCCAAGAATATTTTGAGCACTACCAACATCTGAACCATCAGACGTAGTGATCTGTATATTCATCGCATCTCTATATTGTCCTTTAGGTATGATTCTCTCATCAAGGTCTTTATTCATTTTACCTTGAAGAAAATTGTTAGTAATCTCTGCCATAAATTAGTGCTTTATATGCTTAGACTTCCCTCTAAGTATTTGAGTAATATCTTCTATCTTAACATTTGACAGTCTAAGCTTAGCTTTTCTATTTGCTGCTATTTTTTCTTTACGAGCTCTCATAACAATATATTCTGGTATATTACTTTTAACAGATAAAACACCGTATGTTATGTTTTTGTACATAGCCTCTTCAGCTAACTTGTGTATTTGCATTTCAGCTTCAGTACCTAAACTATCACTTATGTAATCTAATATCACAGTTTTTCCAGAAACATTAGAGCTAAAATGTATTCTACCTACTCTATCATCAATATAAAAAGAACCATTAGTTTGAGCTCTTGAAGGTTCTAAACCATATCTTTCGTCTGGCACGCGTTGATAATTATCATCATCATAATCGTCATTGTTGTTTTCCGCTGGAGTTATAGCTTTATATTTATTCCATGTTGATGATTCACTTGGAGCTACTAACTTGTTTACTGGATTTACTAAATCTATAGTTATAGTAGACACTGTGTTTACAACTTCTAAGACTTTACTAACGTCTTTTGCGGCTTCAGCGTCGTTTACAGTCCAAGGAGCTATTGATGTAATAACAATATAAACGTCACCTGTTAAATCGTTTACATCAAAAATATCTGAAGTTTTTATTCCTGACTCACCAGCTGTCCACTCTATGTAACCTATGTCGTATATGTCTGCAGAAAAGTTAGGCGAAGGCGGAAGGGCTCCCATTTGCTGTGATCTAGTATTAGTACTAGGCTCAGTAGACATCAATCCAATTCTAACAGTACTAGCTGGAGTAGCAAAATCTCCTGTTGCGCCATTTATAAGCGGTAAAGAAATATCAGGATGATCATCATCAAATCCAGTTTGAAGTGCATAAGCATCATCATTTGGATCTATATATGTTGAAGCGTTATTAATAGTTTGAGTTGCCGCAGCATTTGTAGTTGCATTTGCTGAAAAGCTAAAAATATCAAAGTCTGTTATATCTATAGCCTTGTAAACTGTTGAAACAAAATGACCAACGCTTGGAACGTTGTTTCTATTGTGTGGCCGATGAGCTATAGATAAAGAATCTCCGCCAGAAGCTGCAAGTGTGTTTCTAGCAACTGTTTTTGCTTTTAAACCAGGATCACTTAAAGTCCAGCCATCTGTTTTTGATATAGGTAAAGCTAATTGAAACTCATCAGTAGAAAAAGAATCACCATACAAATAATCGCCATCAGCATCTTGACTAACTTGAAAAGGATTAGAAGTATCATTAGTTTTGTATAAAGGATGTTTAATTCCAGATGCATCACACCAGCTAAGCTTAGTGTAATTAACATAATCATGAGGTAAGCTCATAACAAGACTAGGAGGTAAAACTATACTTTGTGATTTAAAAGATTTTAACGTATCAAACGACAACTCAGCTAAAGCTCTTTGAGCATGAAACGCAACCTCTGTTCTACCAACTTTATTTATTATTTTTTCTTCACCAACATATATAGCCATAAATTGAGCTATAACGTCTTGTAAAGAAACAAATTGATAACTACCTAAATTGTTACTTTCGTAGTATTGTTTATGTGTTTTGCCGTCTAGTAATGCCATTTACTTATGCTTTTTCTTGTCTTACGTTTTTAATTTCTTCTTGTGTAGCTACTTGAACTAATCCAGCATCTTCAATAGATATACCAGCTAATTTTAATATTCTATTAACTAAGTTTTTTTGCTCTGAAGGATGTAATTCAAAATCTACAGCGTTTCCACTTGGGTTGTATAAAGCTTTGTCATTAAGAACAACATAAGTCCACTCAGGCTTATTAGGTTTTCTTATATAACTGAATGTTGCTTTATTACCAGCAGGCGTAAAGTATATTGAGCTGTTGTCAAAATAATATATTGGTCTAAGTTTAGTTGGAGATATTAATGGAGAAGCGTAAGCTGTAGCTTCGTCTTTAGTAATTTTTTCTGCTCTTGCATTGTCAAGAATTACAGAGCCTTGAGATCTATAATAATTTTCAGGCAATATGCCTACTTCAGCAGGCTCATAATCTACACTTGCAGAGAACATAGATATTTTGTCTTCTAGTATTGATACCATATCAGCATAATCTGATTGATTACCTGGTACTCTTTTAAATTGATTTAAGTCGTAGAAGTATTGCTCGAATATTGACATCTGAGCATGATCTGCAAATAAGTTAAATTCTTGTGGAGTTATATAACCTCTTTGCTCTTTGTTAGCTAGCGCTAATACTGTTTGATATACTGTATCTATTTTTACCACGTTATCATTATTTATAGTTAAGCAACCACCCCGTAGAGTGGCTGCTCTACTATATAGTGATTACGCGTTTAATCGCTTTTCTATGTTTGCATAAATCTCCATACCTTCATCAGTTTTGAACCAATGCGCTAACGCTGTGTATGGATGCTCATCAAACGGTACAGTCATTATTTTTCTATCAGTTGATCCCCATAAGAAATTACGTTGATCACTAGATAATTTAATAATACCTTCTTCTACAGCTTTAATACCAAAGTTTCTAAGCTGAACATTATCATCAGCCGCCAACTCTAAGAATAAAGCAGGATTGTTTCGAGCAAATAGTAGTAAATCTCTTTTAAGCTCTTTAGAGCTCATCTTAGACACTCCAGATCCTTTCTCTACTCGCATTATAGCTTCAGCCATGTCAATGTCTATTTGTCTAGCCATTAATATTGCATCAGCTTCCATCTCTAGCACTTCTATTTCATCTGCAGCAACAGTTTCAGGTTTATGCTCGTAGAAAATACTACCATTGTGAGGATGATGTAAAGTTAAAAGTTTTTGTAAAACTGTTTTCTGTCTCTCTACAAACAAGGCACCGTTTCTAAAAATTACATGCGATAGTCTTTGATCACCTGTCATTTCATCGACAAATGGTGTTCTTTGATTTTCACAATATTTTAATTCTCTTTCGTAACCTTTTTCTTCGTCAAAATAATAAATCCCATTTGTCTTCAACATATAAGAAAGTGGTTTTTTATTTCCTTTTAAATAATAAACTCTATCTTTTATCTCCCAACTTGGTTTTTTAGGTTCAGGATTAATTTTAACCTCAACCATTTCGTTTGCAGCTTTTACTTCAGGTGCTGCATCAACCTTCTTTGTTTGTTTTTTTGCCATGATATAATATAATAAAAATTAAAAAAAAAAGATCGAGGACCGAAGCCCTCGACCTTAATAATATGCTTACTTCATTAACATGAAGTTGTTAGCACCTTGTGTAATTAAACATCTCTCAGTTAAGAAGTGTAGTTGCATTGCATCTAAAGCAGATGTAGCAGCTCCTACAGATCCTGTAACCCAAGACTTCATTCTACGATCATCAGTTTGTGAAGCTCTGTAACGTACGTGTAAGAACGGACGCTTAATAGAAGCTCCAACAGTTTGATCATAAACAGATGAAGAACCAGCAGGAATTACAACCCCTCTGATTGCGTTAGCACCAGCAGCATCGTTGATACCACCACGAGTAGCTTTGTCGTTTAAGTAACGGAAGTCAGACTTGTAAAAGTCGTAAGATCCTCTACGGAAACCAGAAAAGCCTAAGTTTAATGCCATATCTTCAGAGTTGTTGAATACACCGTAAGATGTACCACCAGCACCGTAAGAGTTCATAGAAGCTAACATATCATCCATAGCTAGAGACGTAGCTCTATTTACAAACATCATGTTTTCTTCAATAGCACCTTGCTTGTCAAATTCAGCTAAGATAGCATCAAATTCAGCTAAGTCAGTTGCAGCGTTAACACCAGTAACACCAGTAGTAACATTACCTCTTGATTCAATAGCAGCGAATAAACCTTGAGTACCAACTGAATCACCAGCTGTTCCTAAGAAGTTATCCACTTCATCAGTACCGTGAACACCAAGCTCACCTTCTAACATTGCCATTTCAATGTAATCAGTAAATCTTGCTCTTGTGTCAGCTTCAGCTTTTAAATACCATAAGTAACCACCTTGTCCAGCTTCAGTAGAAACCTCTACCCAACCAATACGAGATGCATCTGATCCAGATACTTCGTAGTAATCTTTCATGATAATTGGCTTATTGCTAAAAGACTTGAAAGAAGGCTCGTTAGCTCCTCTTGTGTCAGCTTCAGCTGCAAGTGGAGAAAGGTATTTTTTACCTTTAGCGTACTCAGAACCGTAAACTAATACTACTAAGTCAGTTTTTGCGTCAGTAATTGCAGCACACGTCGCTACACCATAAGGTGCAACGTCTATAACGTCAGCAGCAACTTTAATAACTAAAGCTTTAATAACTGCTTCTGGGTTAGAAATAATAACAGTGTCATTAACTCTAATACCATGACTAGATGCAGTATAAGTTGCACCAGTATCAATGTGATCAGTAATAGTAATCTGACCAGCTGTAGATGTACCACCATTGTTGTTAGTCATCGTAGCTGTGTAAGATAAATGCAAGCGACCTTGCTCAGACCAAACAACTTGATCAGCTGTCATTGCCTCTTCAGCACCTACTTGTGAAAGAAAACCTGAAATGGTACGAGGACCAAATACTTCAGCTTCTTTCTCCATTAGGTCTGGTAAATATTGTTGCGCCCAACCTTCATTCGCGGTTGCCGCAAGATCTAGATAGTTTGTTGCTAACGTCTGCTGTATTACAGAAGGCGTGCTGTTCAACAAACCACCGGGATTTGAAATTGCCATAATTTAAAATTTTAAGCGTTAAATAATTTATTTTCTATTTTTAATTTTAAACTTAAAATCAGAAGAGTTGTCGCCTAATACTTTAACTTTCACTCCACCAGTGTTAATTGGTCCTGTAAACTGTTGTCTTGGGTCCATGTTAACATTTTTAGATTTAGCAACGCTCTCCTTGAGTGCGTCAGCTTTACCTTGCTCGTAGAAATGTTGCGCTATAGCGTCAGCATTCATAGCTGTATATAAACTTTTATGATAACCTTTAGCGTCTGACATTGTATTATCTTCGTTCAAAAACTTTTTGACAAAGTTGTTAATGTCGCTTTGGGTATCTTTAACAGACTCAGAGTTTTTAACATTATACCTAAACCTTTTATCTCCAACATTGTATTCAAAACCTTTGAAGTCTTTGTTGAATAATTGATTAGTTTTATTTAAAAACGTTTTGTGCTGTTTTTCAGCTACTTTATTATTGTCTTCCGACTCCTTGTTATATCTATTAAAGAAATCAACCGCTTTCTGCTGCTCTACTGTGAGCTTGCTTCCAGCCTTGATGTCTTCATAGTATTTGGATTTTACACTTTCCAAGTGGTTCTTTGCTTGAGCAACTTGCTCTTTCAAAGCTAATTTTTTTCTTCTTATATCTCTTTGCTCGTCCTCTTCTTCGTCGTAAGAAAATTGATCTTCCATCATGAAGTCTATTTCTTCTAAGTCTAGATGAGGTTTAGTTTGCTTATAGTATTCTCTTAGTAAAGACAAACTGTCAAAGTCAGAGTAATCTTGATTTAATCTAACGTAGTCTTGTATGTCTCCTCCAGTATCTTCCATAAAGTCTACTAACTTTTGGATATTCTCTGGTAATGGTTTGCCAGTCTCTTGAGCTTCAGCTATTGCTTCTTCTACTTCTTCAGTAACTTGCTCAACTTCTTCGTCTGTTATTTCTTGAACAGTGGGTTCATCATCTTGAACGGCTTGCTCTTCTTCTCTGGCAGGTTCTTCAACTTGCTCTTCGACGTTTTCTTCAAGTACTTCTTCGCTAGTTTCGGATTCGTCGCGAACAGGTACCTCATCTGTGCTTTGCTCTCTAGTGGCATCTTCTTCTATACTTTTACTTAAATCTACTTTGATTACACTGTCATCGCCAGCGCTTTCAAATTTACTTTCATCAACTGTTTCTACAGTTTGTTCTTGTGTAGTCTCATCAACTACGTTTTCATTTTCTTCCATAATAAAATATTATATAATTAATTATTTAGGTTCAAAAGCACCTAAATCAAATCCACCTCCAAGTATATCATTACCTGAAGATTCAAAGTTTTTAGGTGGTTTGCCTGATTGACGTTGATCTATTAACTCGCTTTGTTGTGAAGCTTGTATTTTAGTTCTCTCGTCTTTTCTATTTTCTTTAGCATCTTCTCTAGCTTTTAAGTTAGAAGAGTCTATAGATCTTAATTGCATGTTATATTGAAACTCTTGTTCCATTAACTGCGCTTTCAAAGCTGCATCAGCTTGCATTTTTTGAGCATCTAGTTGAGCTTGCATTTGAGCTAGCTGAGCTTCTGCTTGTTTTAACGCTTGTTGTTTTTGTATTTCAAGTTGAGCTTGTGCTTGTTGAGATTGTGTGTTAGCTTGAGCTTGCGCTTGTATATTTTGCTGCTGCATCATTTGATCTCGCTTAAGCTTTTTACCTCTACGTATTTTAAGTAGTTGGTTAGCTAGCTTAATGTTCTTTATATCTCTAAGATCTATAGCATCTTCAAGATCTATTATCTTCTGTGCTAATGCTTGCTGTATGTTATTTTCAAGTATTGCTTTTTGCTCGTCATCCGGCGCTAGCTCTAAGAATATTCCAAAGTCATACAAGTGTAGCTCTGACATTTCTTGCAGTGTAGCAACATTGTGCACACCTATACTTTGTATGAACGCTTCTTTAGTAGGTGAATATTCTATTATATCTGATATTCTTAATGATAAGCACTCACATACTTCTGCTGTTAGAAATAAACCAGAGTTTAATATATGTCTTGTAGCAGTATTACTATTAGCTGCAGCTAGTTTTTGCACACCAACTAAAGCTCTTTGATCAGGCATACTTCCATCACGCGCTTCGTTGAGCCCGGTTACGTCGCGTATCATCTGAAGATAATAGTTATAATTACCGATTAAAGCTTGTAGCTTGTTTCCGCCAGATCCAGAAGTTATTTCTTGAATAGGTACTTTACCAGGATTCATATCACCTTCTGAAGTAAAAGATCTACCGATAACAGAACCTGTTTGGAAGAACATATTTAAAGCTTCTTGCGGATTGTAGTTCGTGCCATTACCTAAGTCTACTTCAGCTAAGCCATCAGCATCTAAGTAAACGCCATCAGGCACCATGCGTGACATTACTTGCTGTAGCTTCAAGTGCGTTAGCTGTATCATATCAGCAAAACCTGTAATACGCTTTACTAATGATTCAATTTTACCTTTATACATCCTTGGAGCTACAATACTATAGTTCATTTTAACTTTAGTAAAGTTGCTTTTAGGACGCATCATGTTTTCAGACATTTCCCACTTAAGTAGCTTGTTTGTGCCTAAGATTAAAGCACCTTCATACAATGTTTCAATAGCTCTTTCTAATTTTGAAAAATTACCTTCAACACCTTCAGGTGGATTAAAGCTGTCATCTTTTTCTATAAGCTTGTCTGCGCCGCTACCTGTTTCTTTTACTTTGTACACTTCGTTCATGTACGTCTTATAATTAAAATATAAAACTTGAACTTTGTTAAGGTCTATGTCTTCATATCTTGGTCCTGAATTATAAGAATTAGATCTTTGTGGATAACCTGATTGTTGTATTTCTTCTAAATCTTCTTGCGATAAGTGAGGAAACTGCTTTACAAGCTCATTAATAGGTATAGTTTTAACTTCACCAACATAGTATATATCATCAAAATATGGAGACTCAGTATAAGAATAAACTAAGTCTGCTGGATCAACATAATCTACAGTAACACCTTCTGATGTTGTAAAATTACTTTTAACAGCAGCTATACCTAAAACTGTTAGATCGTAGTATAATTGTCTTTTTATTAACTCGTAGTTATTACCATCTAGTAAAACATTGATAGCTTGCTCTTCTGCTATTTCTACTGCTTGCTTGTAAGTTAGCTGCATGTGCAACTCTAGCTCTTCTTGCGTTTCAGGAAGTTTATCAGGATCGTTTTGATATAGATTTATACCAAACTCTTGAGCAGCAAAATCATTCATTTCTTTAGTAGCCATATCTCCAAGTACACTTTCCATGTACTCAGTTCTTTTTGCTACGCCATAAGGATCTTGTGAATATGCTTTTATGTCAAAAGCTCTGTCTGCAATACCGTTAACAACTATGTCTACAAACTTAGGTATTATTGGAACAGGGCTCCAATCTAAGTTTAAGTAGCTTAAGTCACCGTTTATAGATAACTCATCTTTATATTTTTGTATAGACTGTTCGCCTCTAGCGTACAACCTTAAATTATGAAAATTATTAAAGTTTGCGTCATATCTAGTGTGACTTCTATTGTCGTAAAACCACTCTGTCTCTATTGCTTTAGCAACCTTTAATCCGTAGTCGTAACTTAGCTTTTCAGCATCACTAACTACTTGACTTGGAAAATAACTTTTTATAACAGACTCTGCCATATTTTATTTTATTATTGTAGATGTATATCCTTTATTATCGTATGTTGATACGTTTACATTTAACTTTGGTTTTACTCTTGTAGGTGTTGGTGTGTAAAGGTGTCTGTTGCAAGCCATTATAGCTAAACCTGAGCTTATAGTTGCATCAAACTTAGTTCTTTTATTAATATCAAATCTAGACCAATCATTTAGCGTCTCATTAAAATATATATTTCCATAAACACCATCGCCTCTATGACCTACATGTCCTTGTATGTACATCTCGATTGCAGCAGCGTGAGCTTGCTTTATGTCTTCACTAGAGTTTGGTATACCACCTATTTCTTTTTCAGCAACAGAAAGCTTGTTCCAAGTTTTGTCTGGTCTGTTCATACTAAAGCCTCTATATCCTCTTCGCTTTAAATAGTATAGTAATCTTGGCTTATTGTTTTCTGCTAGTATTGGCATGCCGTAAAAAACTAATGACATTAAAACATCTTCAAAAAATATCTCTGCAGTTTGTGGTCTAGCTATATATTCTAAAAACATATGGTTTGGCGGAGCGTCTTCCATTGAAAACTTTGTTAATCCATGTAGTGATCCTTTAGAACCTTTGCCACCAACAGTACCACTAATGTCGTAGCTGTCACAACCAAAAGCTCCAACGTGTTCGTTACCAGGATGTTTAACTCCATTTTTTACTATTATTTTATTTTGCAAATGACTTGGCGGCACCCAGCTTATTTTAAATCTACCTTTTGCGTTAGGGTAAAATATAACGCTACTGTCTTTAACACCGTCTAACCATTGAAAATTACCGGTTGTAATAGCATTGTCATTACCGATACCTTCATTGTAATCTATTTGCTCGTATATCTTAACTAAATTAAATATACTATTTTTAGCTTCATCTCTAAAAGCGTGCTCTTCTGTTCTTGGAAACTGGCGGTAAAATTCATTTAAACCATCTTGGTCTCCTTTTAAGCCATCAGCTTCGTTATTCCAATGATCAATTATACCATAGTCAATTAATTCACCGTCGGGTCCGTATACATCATGATCTGGGTTATTAAATACAGGTTGTCCGTATTCGTCAATAAATCCTTCATAGTTCCATTCCATTGGGATAAACAAAGAATATAAACCAGACTTTGTTTGTCCATTGCGGTTTCTAGAAGTGACATCTGAATCATTGTACAGCTTTTTAAAATTATCTCCACCTTTATCAAGAGCGTTACTCGTTGATCCCATCATACACTTACCAACTATACGAGCACCTAGCCTTAAACAAGTTTTAGTTACTCGCCAGTTGTTTAGAATATTATCAGGTCTCTCCCACTTACCGCTTTCATCATGCACTAACAAGCTGAGCTTTTCACCATCATAACTGTTGTCTCCAGTGTTTTTCCAGTCAATAGTAGTATCAAGTCCAACCAGCTCTTCCTGCTTTTCGTTCGTAGTAATTTTTCTACGCGTAAACTTACTTGCAGGAACCCTATAAGCAAGTTCACTTTTAGGTCTGTCCATACCGTCTTGTATCGGTTTAAAGAAAAACGGATAGTTGACAGATATTGGTACAACTTTATCGGTAAACATTTTTTTAGCATCACCACCACTTTTAGATAGTATTCCATATCTAGAGTCACTCGATATAGTAGCTAAGTTAACGGTTTCAGCTGAAGACATAAAAGAAAAACCACTACGTCTGTTTTTTAAATAACACATGCCGTAGCAGCGTTTGTCTGCTTTACACGCTTCCCAAAATATAAAGAACAATCTGTTAGCTTCTCTAAAGTCAGGAGCACCAACATCTATTTTACTCCATTGAAGATACATATAGTGGCTGCCAGTTATGTATGTAGGCTCATTGTTATTCATGAACCAAAAACCTTCGTCACGACGTTTAAACTCTTCGTCTATATAGTCGTACCACTGCTCTTTAGACTCTTCTGGATACGATCTCCAATCAAATATGTTTTTTAATTTACCTAATTCTTTAGGATACTTTAGTCTTTGCCATTTTCTTTTAGCTGACAAATACACTGATTTCGGTTCAGACGGCAGCCCAATTCGCAAACCTTGAATCTCCACCACTTGTCCAATTTTTCCAGTTTTTGATATAACGACAATATCATGTTCTTTATTGTATCCATACTCCCATTTTTTAGATTTGTTAAGCCGACTAATAGTAGTCTTTTTAACAGGTTCAACAATTTTATATAGTGTTTGCTCGCTTATCATTTAGATCTTCCTTCAGCAAATCCTTTAAATACTTTTTCTTTTTTATCTTCAGGCTCTTTACCTTCTAATATATTCTCTTCTTCTTGTACACGGTTAAGTATTTCAAAAGCATCAAATATAGCTAGCTTTTTTGTAGCTGCTGCGTTTTTTAATCTATCAGCAGAAACATCTTCTTCAGTATTAGTTATAATTTGCTCTTCTGCAACTTTAATTAATTCATCAACAGCTTTACGCCCAGCTAGGATTATACGCCTCTTCGTCTCCTTGATACTCATATTTAATTGTAATAAATTTATTTAAAACGCGGTATAGCTTAGTATTATCTATTATAAACTCGTATGTTGAAAAAGGTGTAAAGCCAACAAGCTCGCCAATATCATTTACACCGTCAGTATACTTGACAATACCTACGCACTGCTCTTCGACTTCTTCAGCAAGATTATTTCTTTGCTTTATAGGCTGAACAAAACAGTAGCCATTACAAGCTTTCCAATTGTCCTTTGACTTGTAAAGAAATATTTGATCTTCACTAACTATATAAGTGTCTTCATCAAAAAAAGCTTTACTGTTTTTTTCATTACCGTACGTATCATGCCATCTTCTGAAGACGTTATGATGTACAATGACGGTATCACCAACTCTTATATTTGTATCAAAAGCTGTAGGCGTAGCTTTAACCACGGCTTGCCTATTGACAAACTCATGGTTAAATATTTCAGAATTTAATATTAAATCTGAATCGCCAACTTTTTTCACGTTGTTGTATCTATTACCTAAAGGCTCTATTACAAAACTATGTGTAGCTTTCACTAATACTCTAAGTTGTATTCAACTGAAACAGCCATATTCTTATTAAAGTCTTTCCAAGGTAATACATCTTTGTTTTTTCTAATATAAACAGAAAACTTATCTTTTTCTTCTATAATATCACAAATAGTATGACCACCGTAAACTTCTTGCCCAACAGCATAGTGCATAGCTTCGTTCTTATAGTCTTTACCTATACTAATCTTTCTTATCAGCTTTGCCATCTGTGTAGTCTATTTCTCCAGTTTGAATATTAATATTTACAGTACCATATTCTTTTTCAAACTCTGATTGAAGTACAGTTAATTGATCTTGAACAGTTTGTATGTTGTGCAGCAATGTATGCTTTTTTGTTTCCATCATACCAAGCTCTAGTTGTGCTCTGTTAAGAGTATTAACTATTGATTGAACTTTTTTTAACTGTTCATCTGTAATTTTTTCTGCCTTAGGTTTAAGGTCTACAATTTTCTCTGCTTTTGCAGTCTTTCTTTTCGCCATGATTTAATTTAATTTAAGTTAATTGTTAATTGTTGATTTATCTTTCAAATGAAAGATTTAATATCATTGGTGCTTGAACGTAGACGTCTTTG